AATATATTGGTCCAATCCAGCTGCAGATCCAGATAAAACCAAAGAACCACCATAAGCCATATAATTTATGGCAAACAACATATCTTTACCTGCAGCCAATGGCGTTAGACGTACAGAGTTGTTTTCTACTCCGGCAGTTTGAAAAAATCCAAATGTTCCACCTGCACCGGGATCCGATACCAAACATGCTGTAACTCCACCTAATGAATTTAAATCTCCGATAAAATCTTGTGGTGTAGTATAAACAATATATTTGTCTAAAGTGGTACCTTTTGCGGGGGTTCCAGAACCAGTATTTCCCCATGTTCTGGACCTTGAGTATATAAGCCATCCAAACAATCCACCAGGATCATTGCCAGCAGCACCAGAAAGACCATTAAATGTCAACCCGCTGTTATATGTATTTCCGGTAATCATACCAGCTACTAGGGTATTAGTAGTGCTTTCTGTCGAATATTGGTTAGAGCTTATAAAGGAGCTGAGTGATGGCATTTAATTTCCTTTTTCTGTCAAAATATTTAGCATTCTTACGAAGGATACCAAACTACACCACCTTCTACAAACTCACCATCATCTTCACCGTTATTTTGATTTGGAGCAAATAAAACATTATCATCTTCTGGTTTTATAGCTTCTTCATAGTTAAATTTTGATTGTTCTATAAGATCTGCAAAATATTCTTGTCTAGTCAACCAAGCAAAAAATACTAAAGTCATTACCAAATCATCATTTTGACCGTCTTCGGCCTTATATGTATTTGATTTCGAAACAAATGACATCATTTCTGTTATAATTCTATCATCATTTAACAAAATTTTATTTTCTTCCACTAGACGTTTTAATATAGCACATCCTATTTTTTTGGTTTGTGCTGTTGTTCTCAAACCCATTTCATTTTTACCAACACCACCGAATCCTTGAGATAAAACTTGACCTTTTCTTCCTATAATTTTAGTCATTAATACATTTTCATATTCTAGATCAGAATGAAGAATATTAGAAACCTGACCACCAAGATCATTAGTTTCAATTAAAACATAAGCATTGTTATAAGCTTTAGCAACATTTTGTATAACTGTTGGAAAATTAAAAGGACTTATAGTATTGTTTCTGTAACTGCACACAACCTTGTATGGCGTACTGGAGCCTTCAATTACTGTAAATGCTGAGTAATCTGAACCCTGTCCTCTAGAAACATCTGCTTGCAAAAAATAAGTTTTGTCTTGCTGTGGTGTTTCGTATACTCTATGCCCTTCGGCATTTTCAGATATTGGTTCTTCTGGTGCTAATACATTTAATTTGGTAGAAGAAATAAGAGTATTAGAAGAGCCTAAAAAGCTACATCCATATTCTTGTTCAAATTGTTCCGGGCTTGTATTGGCTATCTGTTCTTCAGCCCACACATCATCTCTTTTAGGACCACCGGGAGTAATTGGAACATCTCTCCAGCTTACTTCTACTGGAATAAACCTGTTTTTTAATTTATGTCCTTCTTGTCTGTTTGCATCAACCCAAAGTTTATGAAAATGATTCATTCCATTTGGTGTTGAAACAATAATGAGTTTTGTTGTCAAACCCGCCGAAATGGTTGGATAGGTAGACGAATAAAATTCTTCTGCAATATGTGAGGGCAAGAAGGCATATTCGTCCAACAAAAGTAAGTTATAAGAACCACCACGGATTGCTGAAGACGATGTTGCGTCACATACGACTCTAGATCCATTTTCCAATTTAAAGCTTGTCTTATTCCATTCTACCACTCCTTGTTGAAGAAATTGTGGAAGATTTTCATAAGCCAGCTGAAGTTTGGCAAATAATTCGTCTTTGGCGGTTTTTAATTTGTTTGCCAAAATAGCTACATTAACACTTTGGTTAAATGTAACATAATGACAAATATAACCAATTACTGATGTAGATTTACCTGATTGGCGAGGCCATTTAGAAATAACAAATCTATTTTTGTGTATTTCTCTTACAAATTTTTCTTGATAATCATATAACTTGAAAGGCATAACGCCTTTATCCAGCGTTTTTACTTTTACATATTTACTGCAAAAATATACTGGATCATTTGCACATTTAACATATTCTTCCAGTTGTTCTTTTGTGTAAGGTATTTCAACGCCAGGAGGTTTTAGCTTTGGGTTGTTTCTGTACCCTTGATTATTATTGTTTTGACTCACTATCAATTACCTCTGCTTCAATCACCTTATCAGTACTTCTATCTTTATTTAATAGATTCTGCAGATCTTTGGTTGAACCAACAAAAACAGAATTGTTTGTTTGCGTAACTTTTGTCGTAGTAGATGAAGTTGTATCTTTTGCTTTTTTGTGTACATCTAAAACATTATTATTAAGATCTGCCATTGTTTTTAACAATATTGCAACAACTTCAAATGCTCTTGGTGAATCCGATTCTGTCGCAACTTTTAATGCTGCCTCAAGTGCTACATTACCATTACCAATCAAATCTTTTAGATTTGATTGTACAATAGCATAATCTTTTTGAAAAGAAGAAGAGTCAAATGTTCCACCAGAAATTACTTTATCTTTTGGTGTTTCCGCAACTTCATTTAAATTAAATAACTTTGATAAATTTTTATTCATATACTCAATCTATTATTACAATATTTGATCCTGTAATTCCTGTAACGGATTTAATTTCACCAAATATCCATGACTTGGCCAAAAACTGAAATGAGGCTATATTCAGCCTACGGCTTGATAAATCGCCTTCGTATTTTTCAGTCAAATTATTACTTACCATTATAATTGGTATTTGTAAATTTGTCTGTGCCTCATTCATATTTAAAGTGATTATATGTTCGGGAACAAAGAATGGCATTATTTGTTCTATAATCTGTAACATGTCATCTGTGTGTCTTGTGTAAACATATAAATTAAAAGATACATTCACGGGTATTTGGCTAGATATCGCGCTTCCCACTGGACCGCATGGTGGAGCTCCAACGTTATTGGGCTGTACTTTTCTTCCTAATCGTCTAGACGCATCCGATACAATACTATTCATTGAAAAACTTATAATAGGAAGTTGAGTCTCAATACGAGTTCCCGGTGTAATAGAAGAAGGTTGCAATAATCTTTGAATAAATTTTTCTTGAGGTGCATAATGAATAGGAACTCTTATATTCTGTGCAAGTGATGTATCTGGATCAATATGAGCAACTTCTATATTGCTGAATAGTGATCCAAAACCAACTACTAATTTTCTCAAATTTTCATTGTAAAAATAACCAAACATTTTTATGAACCTCCTGTGCAACCAGCTTCATTAAATGGATCATTGGGATTAAATCCATATGAATTGCCTTCTGTCTGCAATTGATCATTGACTCCCAATGTTATGCCCAGATTATTTGCAATTGGTATAATTACGGATCCAGACAATCCCGCTGTAGTTGATGTATATGGAGAATTTATATCACTATTCAAAGTCTGAATCTTTTCATAGCTGTATGTGAAGAGTTCAGCGGTTATCTGATAGGAATAAAGTTTACCTAAAGGATAAAGTGGATTTTCATGTTCGACAAAATTAATTTCAAATAATGATTTGGATAAAGGAAAATAAATTAAATCTCCTTCTCTTGGTCTTGTTATGGTTTTATCAATGGCCGTAACTTCATCTCTAAATCTGCGTCTAGCCATTAATAAAGAAATTTTGTCTTTAATTTCTAATCCAAATTGAGTAATAACATCAGTACCATCAAATCCTTTATAGGACTGTATGTACATTTCTATTGTGTATATTTTTTCAAAAGAAGAAGATGGGTCTTCACCAAATATTTTATCAATGTTAAAATATTTTCTAGGAACATAGAAACAATCCTGTCCTACTCCTTGTATTAATTCTACCGTCAAATCTTCGATTAAACGTTGTTCTGTTACAACAGAAGTGGTATTGATGTATGGGTTTGTTGCCATGTTATCCGATCATTGGATCAACTGGAAGCTCTTGAGTCTTCAACAGCATTTGTTCTATTACTTCTAATTCTTTTACGGCATCTTGCATTATTGCTGCAGCATTTAGTGACGCACCACCGGGTAATGGCATTCCTGTAAACTTTATTAAGTTTTGTGCCCATTGTTTTTTAAGTAATGC